TCTGTTTAAGAGACTTCAATGTAGCTTCCCTTGCTTCCGTGTGGTCCTGTGATACCATGAACATAGAGTCGTACAGCTTATTGTACTCTGCCTCCATCCACTTGGAATGTACACCGTCCTCTTCCATCTCTTCTACATCACTCCAGCCCCAGTCATTACCCGTAGCTGTAGTAACACCATCTTCTTTTGCATCGAGGTAGTCAGCGGTCTTAAAGAACTCCGGTGGTAGTGGGTGGTCTTTTATGAACTGCATCTTAGCTACAGCCTGCTGCTCAGTACCACTACCAACCAACGACTCATACAAAGAAAACTGTGCCTGCTGCTCATCAGTGTACTGTATTGCTGTGAAGCCACCAATACCATTAGCAAGAACAACATCACGATAGATGTCGTACGCCTTGTCTAGTGCTGGGTTAGTCTGCCCATCGAGGATAGGTGAATTAAGGGCAGCATCAGTAATACGTGAGATCATCTTAACCGGAGTTGCATAGCGGGTTAGGTTACTCATCAACTTACCACGGCCCTTAACAACGTCCTCTTGTTTCTGTGTAGCTACGGAAGCAGGGTCGTAATACTTCTCAACAAACACCTTACCATTGTCTGAATAGAACGACTCATTTTGGCCGTATCCAGCAGTACCACTCCAATACGCATCAACACTAGCGCGCTTAACCTGCTCAGCTACGCCAGCATCACTGGACTTAATAGCATTCTGCAGGATTGAAGTATGCTGTGCAGGTGTTAGTTTGAATCCGTACCCGATGAATTCCTCACCCTTCTTAATTAGGTCGAGCATCATGTCTTCTGTCTTAGTACCAGTATCGCCGGAAGTTATCAAGTGGCTGATCATGGTCCCTATATCAGAGGACATGTTATCTTGCTTTGCTCTACGCCAGCCCTGCTCAGCCTTTTGCATAGCCTCTTGCTGTGTGCGTGTGAATGGCAGGCTTTCTTTTACACTATCGTACATGAACCGATCACCACCATCTAATCGTGCAATGGCTAAGTTACCAAGGCCATCTACGTAGTTCTCGTCGTACATCTCATCTGGCTTTTCAATAGCCTCAGCGAACTCAGCGTACGCTGCCTGCTCTTGCTCAGGGTTAATGAACCCTGCTTTAATTCTACCCTCTACCAATGCAGCAGCGGAAGTAGCCTGGGATGTCCACGAATTCATGGCCTCTTCTTGCACGTACTTCAATCGCTGTGGCATAACCGATTCCGCAGCATTAGCGAACATCTTCGTGCTGAGGGTAGTTAGCCTACTGTCAACCTCCTCATCCCCGGTAAGGAAACCCTCGAAGTCTGCTATCTGCCGCTCACGGAACTCTTCCGGTGTAAGCTTCTTAAGCTCATCTATGTTGTTAAGAACACCAAGCTGGTAGTCAGACTGAGCTGCCAGTAGAATCTGCTGGGAAGCACCCTCAATGGTAGCACCCTGTCCGTATGCCCTTTCAAGCCACGGGGCGTCCTTACGCACATCTTGGATGGACTTACCTTGAGCGGCCATTAGCTGACCCCTCAGGTAGTCCTTCTGAATAGATTTGACAAGCTCACCTTGAGCAATCTCAGTAGAGTTATCAAAGATTCGTTTAGTCATTGGATCAACAGCAACACCAGCAGAGTCAGCCCCTTGGAAGGTGCGTACATTCTTCTGTGTTACTGGTCTTTGTGTACGACCTATGTTAGGGTCTTGTACTTCATTAAGTGCCATGTTAACTCCTATTTAGCAGGGTAGTTGCAGGTGTAGTTGCAGCCTTACCAACCTTGAAGATGTCCTGACTAGCAGCGAACGCATGTTGGAATGCATTAGGCCGCTGGATTGGCGCATGTGTAATACTAGCAGTATACGCTTGAGAGTCATTGAAGCGGCCCTGTGCGATATTAAGATGAGCTCCAATAAGCTCTGCCTCACGTGCGTTATTAGCATTAACTGCTGATGCACGCATCTGCCTGCTTAGCCTAGCAAGGCCAGCAGCATTACCTGTACCCGCCCCTTGTAGGTTAGCACTACCCTGTGCCTGCAGCCGCCCTATCGTTATGTTCTGCTGCTCAGCTGCTGAAGCACGATCAGCCTCATCAAGAGCAACACCTGACAGGTACGCAGATAAGTCCGACTGAATCTTTGCCATCTTATCTTTATGCAGGTTAGCATCTGCCTGCATCTTAGCATTGATCTTAGCGGAACTATAGGAACTGTAAGCACTTATTAGTGTAGTAGCGAAGCTGGCAGCAGCGTACGCATCTGTGTTATAAAAACCATCAGAGCGTACAGGAACACTGCCTGCTGCTTTGTATTCATACTGATCAGCCATTATAAGCGTGCTCCTCTCTTCTGGAATTGTCCACGGTATTCGATGTCAATGACATTCAATGGGTACGGTGAACTGGTTTTAATTGATACCTCAGCGAGGTTCGTGTCTTCAAGAACCGATACCTGATATGACCCGGACTTCATTACAGCCTCACCGATAGCGAATGAGCCTAATACATCTGTACGTATGACCTGTGTTGTTGTCTCCTTGTACTTAGACGTAACATCAAAATCGAACTCATATGAGTCAGCAACACTTATAAGCATCCATAGTACAGTAAGAGGATCAGTGCTGATAGTAATACCCTTCTCATCCTTTACCTGTGGCATGGTAGGAGTATACTTAGACTCATACCGGACACCGATACTAACCCTACCATAAAATGTTTTAAGTTTTACTGAAGTACCTGAGATGGACTCTACTTGTAACTCCATGCCAGGATACCCTGCACTACTGGAGCTAATTACAGTAATATCATCAGGTTGAAGTCCTGAAGCATACGGGTAAGTTACCCAGCCATTAACATCAGGTGTTACGTCATGTAACACATAATCAGCGTGTATGTTAAATGGAAGGTTCTCCGGGCTGTCTCCTAGATCCATTGATACTAGACGGAGCGAATTAAAGCGGCCCCTAACAACGAAGTAAACTGTGTTATCATTTATGTACATCATCTCAACAGGGTGTAGGAACGTCCATTTACCCCATGCTGACTGTACACGTTCGTTATTTTGGTACATGAACTGNTACACATAGACTGTATTAAGATCATCAGTGGAGCGTACAAGTACTGTGCTGTGGTTAGCTGAACCNGCTANCTGCAAACACGANCCCTTGATGTACTTCTTAATATGCTCCGTAACAGACTCTGCATTGTTCTGGTCAAGTGTCTGTCCAGTAACGTAATCACGAAGACCAACGTACCCNCCCTGATCGAACGGGAACAAAGCAGAGGCACCGATAGCTACAGGGTGCGCCTTAGATAAATCAGATGAGTACGCAGATGACATAACAAGGGATGCCGTAAGCGGTGTTATCTTATTCGTCCCGCGTACAACGAACTGAGCGTCATCACTGAATACAAGTAAGTGCCTGTTATGATTTAAGCATGTACGGAACAACGTGTACTCAGTAGCAGGGTTAACAAGTTTTATCGGGTCGTCATCAACTATAGCTATTGCTGATTTGTTAAAGAAGTTAAAGAAGGAGTTAGTCTTACTCATTAGAAGGTTAGGACCAGACAACATTACGAGGCGGTTCTGCCACTGTGAGACGAACTCTATACCAGAACCTATAAACGATGGGAGTTCATTAGAGTCATCATCACCAACNAANCGGTCTATCCAAGACTCTAGTACAACACCATCGTAAGTTGCCCCATTAATAGNCCCGAAGTAGAACCTATCATTATACGCTGCNTATGTTCGTACAAGTGCGTATGGCATTGTTGTAGGGTTAATCTGGTACTTTAACCAAGGAGCGAGTGCTTCACTCCATGTACCTGGAACATTAGAAGAACCGGAGAACTTCATGTAGTAATCATTGTCTGAGCTATTATCTTTACCACTTACAAGTACAATCTTACCTGCGAAATGGAACTTAGGCAGGTCACTAAGATCACGAACATCATTGTTTGTTATTTTGATTGCTGCATCACCAGCATCAGAAGACACTGAAATATCTGTATCTACTAAACCACCCTTCTCTACAATATATATATAATCACCTGCATAGCTGAAATCGTACGATGAAGTAAACGGACCAGCCTCAAGTGCGCTGTACAACGCACCTACTATCTCAAGTACACCAAAGCCTGTTGCACCTGTAGCGGGGGTTGTATAAGAAGCAGCTACTGTACCACTAATAGTTATCTCGTACGCCTGTGAGAAGAGCCCTGGTAGTACTACCTGAACAACCGCACCAGCAACATTAACACTAGTGGTTGCGTACATTGCAGTATCTACCCGCCTATTGGCTATAATACTGTAGTCTCCTATAGTAGTAGCAGTAATATCAGATTTAATAGTATCGCTAGTAGCAGCCCCAAGGTACGAAGACGCACCAGCACCAATATCGACTGCTTGTTCTAGGCCATCAGAAAGCCGGAATACCTTTATACTTGTACGTGACATAAGAACAATGTACTGCTCAGTACCTATATCATGTATATGGTACGTGTATGAGGCTGAGCTTGTCAATAGGTTTGCGATATGCTCTGTGTGTGGCCTACGTACTAGATCACGGGCAACGTCTGCAAGGAGGTTGACCTGTTCAGTACACTGACCGGCGATGCGGTCACGCTTGTTCTGCTGTGAGACGCCCTGCAGCAGACTCCCTAAGCTACCGTCAACTTGCATAGTTACTCCTTATCTACTGGCTGGGCGTACACCACTTAGCAGGCGTGCAGCCCCTGGTGATGTTCTCGCGTTAATGTTACGGTTAAGCATGTCCTGTGTACTAAGGGCTACGTAGAGTAAACCAAGCTTTGACTCAAGGCGTGCCATCTTTGCTTTGTCACCAATTACATCTGAGTGAAACTCTAGTGCAGCATAGTACGCAATATAAGATGCAGCTGCATGAGGAATTTCAGTGAAATCAAGCCTGTATATGATGTCGCATTTAACAGACTCATTGATAAAGAATGTCTGTGCGCGTGGATCATACATTCTATTGCCACGCTGTACTAGCCCGATGTACCGGAGTAGTAGTTGTTAAGTTCCGATGGATCACAATTCAATGCGTTACTTGGTATGATTACCTCACCGTCTGTATTAGCAAGTAAGGTTACTCCAACATCCTCATTGAACCACCAGCCACTTGCTTGTACTTCAGTTTCAATATCAGTCAACGTGTTTGATGCTAGGATTGCATGGGGATGCTGCAAGCCTGCCGTTGTGATCGGAGACTGCCCTACCGCACGGAGCATGATGTTAATTGCGTTCAGTCTTGTCAGCATACGTACCTCCAAACAAAAAAAAAAGAGGAGCCTCAGTTAAGAGACTCCCCATTAGGTGATTGAACTAGATTATCCTGCGCGGTACTTCAGAAGTACGCCACAGTTGTCCGGGCGATTCGGAGTAACACCAAAAGCAAGGTAGCTGTCGATGAACCACTGCAGCTCAGCCTTCTCGTAATACACATCAGAAGTAAGCGGGATGGTTTCACCAGCAAGCAGGGCCTTAGGCAGCATGACGAGAGCAACAGCGTCGATCTCTTCACCAACTGCAAGGTCGTACGCATTACCGTTACCTGCGTTAGACAGGTAGTGATCAGAAATAGCAGCGGTAGGCATACGGTTAGTCTTGATAACCGGGATACCATTGGACTTCAAGATCGTACCGTTTGCGTAGTTACCGTTGCCAGTGCTGTAGTCAGTGCTGAGCAACTTGTCGTTACGAAGCAGGGTATAATACTGAGCAGGCTTGAGCAGGATGACAGCGCCATCAAGATCAACGTCCTTCTCTTCCATGGCCTGACATACATCTTCAATGCCACGCTGGAGTTTACTAGGATCGAGCTCATCAGCAGCAACGCTTAGCTCAACCTTAGTACCACCTTCCCAACCATCAGGGAGGCCAGCGGCAGTTTTCAAAGCACACTTGATGCCTTGGATAATGAAAGCTTCATCGAAGAAGCGACCGATTTTCTTACCATGCTCCTCACCAACTTTAGCTCTGGCAGAGTAGCGTGCTTGGAAATCGTCGAGCAGTGCCACGTTGTTACGGGCAAGGACAATAGTGTCAACAGTGACGGTTACGTTGCCGAACTCAGTAACCGACGCATCAGGACGTACACCGGGGATAACCTTCTGTAGGGTAGCCTCGCCGATGCGGTCGTTAGTGATCTGGTTAGTGCCCATTACGGACTTGACTTCTACGAACTGTCGCATGAATGATACTTGAGTGATAGTACCTTCAACTACGCCGCCATACTCTTCGATATGGAGTGCATCGACTGCACCAGTACCTAGATTTTGTCCGGGTCTGGAAAGATGTGAGGAATCGCCTGGAAGCCATGAATATTCTCCTTGAAAGTTTAAGTTTAAGAGCCGATGCTCTCTCTAATAGGGCAACCTAATGGAGGACGGCACGTAAGTACCTGATTACGCTCCACTTTATTGGAGCTACCTCGTAGGTCAATAATTAACCGATGCGCGGTGCTAGTTTGGAGTTCCACTGTGTTGGTAGGTTCGCCATTGTGTATCTTGCACGGGCCTCTAGTGCAGCAACCGTCACTGCATCGTTAGCCTTTATAGCATCCGCTTTCTCCTTGATGTAAATTGCGCGTGAGATAGCGTCTACCTGACCTGCCGGTACAACACCATCAGCACCCTCTAGTTTTGCCGGTTGTACGAATCCGGGTGATGCCATGTAAGCCTCCTTCAAAGCCTTTACTGCTAGTTGTGCTTGCATGCCACCGGCCGCTAGCATTTGATTGTATTCCTTCTCACCATCTGGTGTAAGGCCGCATCCTTCAGTGGTGGTCCATTCTTCAATGGCCTTCCACATAGCTTCACCACCCGCCTCATTATAAACAAGATCACGTGCTGGCTTATTTGCAGCATGTGCGGAAGTGCGCTCCTGTTCGAGGCCGGATTCCAACATAGAAACCTGCGACTCGCCTAACTTGGCGACTAACGCAGCCCGTGTTTCGTCTGTTAATGACCCATTAGTACCTACCTCCTGTGAGATTGCTGTAGTATCAAACCCAGCGTCATGCAACACATTCGCGGCTGAGTCAAAGAACTTATTACCAGTAGCTTCTGGCTTAGCGTACACCGGTGCTTCAACAACCGGTTCTTCTACAACCGGGGCCGCTGGTTCTACCGGGACCACGGGTTCAACTACGGGTACTGCAGGTGCTTCTTCAACTACCGGTGCAACTACA